TTTATCCGTTGGATCTCCTCCGCTTTCACCGGCTATCGTACCCCAAAGTTGATCCGCGGTTAGATTTGGGAATCTTTCAAGAGTTGCTTCAAATTCTCTCATAAATTCAGGATCGTTTCTTAATGCATCCAATCTTGCTTTAACTCCAGGATCATTTATATCATTTATTACAGAAGTAGTTGTAGTTTCAGTTGTTGGAGGCGTTGTATCATCTTGGGCTGCATATCCAACATCATTAGGCGCAGTGACATTTACGTGCTGGGTTGTAGGTACATCTTTTGCTGGTGGTTCTGGCAATTCAGTTGCTTCCGCGGTATTTGCAGCTGTTGCAGATCCTGCTGCACCATTTGCCATACTAATTTTATCATCTATATTCACTGTGTTCGCGTTTATGTGTATAATTCCGCTATCAGCATCAAGATATATGTTTTCACCGGCTTTTACATTTGTTGTCTTTGCAGATTCAAGGAACGTTGCAATCCCAGATTTGATATGAATATTTTCACCGCTCTGTGCTTTAATATTTTTGGCTGCTTTAAGATTAATATTTTCAAGATTTGATTCAATACGTATCTTTGCGGATCGTAGTTGCATTTCATCACCTGAGTTAAAATTCATTTGCCCGGCAACACCTACATAATGGTTTCCGCGAATGATCTGTGTATAATCTCCTTTAATTTCTTCAACCTTATTTCCTTGAACATAAACTCTGCTATCACCAACAATTGTGACATTACTTTTACCACCAACAAAAACGTGTTGTGCCCTATCGTTTATTTCATATTTGTCACTCGATGCTTTATGAGTAACAGAACCTGATGGGCCTATATGAACAAAAGAACCATTTAGTTTATGATATATCATAAATCTTTCATGATCACGAGTATCATCAAGTTCAATTACATGAGCCCTTGTTTCTATTACTCTATTGTTAGGATATTTCGCATTATATGAACTATACGGTTCTGACCAAGCTGTTCTTTCTTCATCAAGACCAACTGCATTTGGTATGTTTTTTATTCTTTTTGATTCTTGTACGAGGACATACGTTTCTTGTGAATATTCACCTCTTGCAAGAGGAGAATTTTGAGGCTGTCCAAAATCCTCAGGGTTCGAACCTTGTGAAGGGGATTCTCCTGTGATCGGCGCGCCCCATCCAGTTATACTTGGATTAAGTATTTCTGTCATTTGTGTAGGAATTAAACCAAGTATCATTGGTTGTTGAGCTTCACGACCATCTATAAAGAAACCAAACACAAAAGAATTAAGTGGAGGAACTGGCGCGTTTGGATCATAAGATCCTTGAATACAATGAGCCCAAGGAAGATCTTCTCTTGGGATTTGGTCAATAGTTCCGTGTATTCCAAAAGCACGCACTTGAACACGCCCTTCAAAGCGCTCATCAATATTGTTCTCAACAACTCCTATAAAGAATAAAGGATCTCTTATTCCTGCGCCGGTTTCATTCATTATTCTGTATCCCAATCATATTTTACAATTTTTAAACCTATCGTATGAACATCAAAAATAAAAGAATGAACAAGCCCATATACAAGATAATTACCGGATAATTGATTATTAAGTCCTTCTTGATCTCCAGGAGCAAATATAAAAGGTGGCACATTAACTTTAATTATATCACCGGCATTAACATCAAATCTACCATTTATAGTAATATCTAACGCTGTATTCATTAAAGCGTGTCGATATGCTGTTCTATTCATAGCAATTTCTGGCAAATGTTGATTTGTATTTATTTGTCTATATCGATAACCTTGAACATAGTCTCTAACAACAAGATATCTTCTTTGATTTTCTTCCGTGTAAAACTTGTCAATAAATTCTTGTGTATGTGGTTCTTGTGATTGGTTTAATATGTTTGTTTTTTTACCAGAAACAGAAACATAATTAGAAGTATTATTCTTTTTCCAAGATCGGCCTCCACCCTTTGTGGGTAAAGTAACAGTTTTTTGAATTAAATCTATTTCAATTGTATGACTACGATAAGCACCGGCTAAAAGATCTGATAACGAATTGATGCGATCCGTATAAGACATTTTCATTATATTTTGAAGTTCAACATTTAAATCTTTTTGTCCTGATTTATCTAATGCTTCACTAAATATAAATTCTTGTATATTATCAGGATTTGCTGTTGCATTACGAATAAGTTGTTCATCTGATATAAAATAATAATTATTATAAGTTTCAAAAAATCTAAATGAACTGGAGGCGCTGTTTCGGCTATATGATTTTGAAGCTAAAAAATTCATTGCTTGCATTGGAGTATAATTTGGAATTATAATCTTACCAGTTCCAAAAGTGTCTTCGCTGATTAATTCTTTTTTGTTATCATTATCTTTATAGTATTTGTCATATATATCTTTTACTATATTTGTATTTGTATCGTTATATGCTTTGGTAATACGCCTAAAGCTGGCGTTAAAACGTGATTTGGAAACAAAATGTATCGTATAAGAATAACCATCATTAGTTGTTGTCACATTTACGTTTGTAACTTTATATACAGACATAAGATAAGTTCTTTCAATCCCTAATATGTCTTTTATAACTAACTCAAGTGTTTCTTCACCACGAATAGGTAATTTTTCTAAAATTCCAATTTTATCGTGTAATTTTGCACTACCTCTTAAAGAATCTGCGTTTATAGATTCTTCAATATAAAATTCATACATAATTCCTGCGTCAAGCGCTTGTCTTATAGTCCCTGAATAAGATATAAGGGTAGCGCTTACTAACTCAAAATGGCCTGCTATTACTCTGTCGCTCATTTAAGTTTATCTTGAATTTGCTTTTCTATTGTTGAAACATATGCTCTGTCAATAAGTTTGATGTTTCTCTTATTATCATTAAGAGCTTGCTCGTATTCATAAACACGATATGCTTGCCATTCTTCAGGAATAATTCTTTTAATAACAATTCTACGGCCTGCTTCTGTTCTTAAAATTGTTCTATCTTCTTTACGAAGAAAAATTGTTCTAAAACTATCAGGTGAAAGTTTAATTAAATCTACTGCCATTTTATACCTCTTTATAATAATACACAATGTTATCGGTGCGGCTAGTATCTCTTGTCCAATCAACAACATCATATCCAGTTTTACCGTTTGTTTTTTCTTGATATGAAGCGATTAAATATTGACTAAAAGTGTATTCGTCCATTGGCCATTCGTTATATGGATCAACAATATTATTTGCCAAATATACTAACCAAGAATATCTTGGATCTCCATAATAATGAAATGCAATATCTTCGGCACGTTCACCTTCTTCAATTGTATAAGGCAGATACACATAAGGATTATCTATTGTTTGTTTTAAAAAGTTAACCCTTTGTGATATGTCTTTTATAAGAACATTATTATAACTTACTTCTGGAAAATTTGAAAAATAATCTTTCATTTTTTGTTGTCCTTATCTTCCTCTGCCAGGCCCATTAGGGTCTTGCATTAATGTCATGTCAAAGCTTTCTGTTGACTCGCCACCATAATCTTCTGAAGTATGAATATCTGTTTCCATTAATGTCATAGTCATGGTTTGTACCGCAGGTTTCCCGCCTTTAAGTATCGCTTGACCTTGTTGAGAAAATTCTAAATTAAAAGATTGCACCATAGCAGTTTTATAATGCAAGAAATATTCTTGATCTATACCGAAAAAGTATATATCTACTGTACTAGGATAATTAAGAAGTGATCTTTTAAATCCTAGTACAGTACTATATGATGGCAATATATTTCTCTTAACAGTATTATTTATTTGGCGTATCACATCAGATTCTGTTTCTTTCATTGGTGCTAATGTCCATTGAAAATCAAATTGTTTTAAATTCATACCATCAAAGAAAAGAGATGCTTTAGGATTAACTACATTGCCTAAACCTGCATCAATAGATCTTCCTGCGTTTGGTGCAATTGTGTCTATACCTTTTCTAGCAGCAAATGCCGCCACCCTTCCAGCTGTACTACCAAGATTTTCTCCTGTAATATCGTTTAGACTTGTTGGTATTCCTAACCGTCGAAATGTGTCTTTACCAACTTGCGCCAACTGGTCTAGTCCAACATTTCCTGCACCTGCAAACCCAGAAGCTATTGTACCAAGCCCAGCTCCCATAAGACCAGCCTCATAACCTTGAATTCTAACATTATATGAGTCACGAATATTTGAAGGAAGTGGTAAAAGAATTGTGTCGGTACCTGCTAATTCCTGTGGAGTATATGTACTATCTGTAATTTTAAGTAAACCTCTGTTAGGATCTCCTGGTGGTATATATTTGTACTTCTTAAATGATAACATCATTGCGTGTGCGCCAAGATTTTCAGGAAACTGTATTACGCTGTCGATATTTTGTCTTTTACTTCTTCGCATGACGTCTGCAGGTCTTTCCGCCATATCTTATTCCTTTATAAATACAATATAAGTTTGATTCTATTTATATAACAAAACAAGGTGACATGGCGCACAAAGGACGGTTTAGGCCAAAACATCCGGAAAAGTATAAAGGTGATCCTACAAAAATTGTTTATCGTTCTCTCTGGGAATTTAAATTTTTTAGGTATTTAGATATTCATCCTGATATAATGTGGTGGCAATCAGAAGAGATTATTGTTCCATATATATCTCCAATTGATGGACGTTGGCATCGTTATTTTCCTGATGTTGTATTACGCAAAAAAACACCAGATGGAAAAACTGAAACTGTTATGATAGAAATAAAACCAAAGGCACAAACAAGACCGCCAGATCGAACAAAAAAGAATACATCAAAAGGCCGCATTTCAAGGCGATATCTTAACGAGGTAAAAACTTATGGTATTAATGAAGCTAAATGGAAAGCCGCAAAAAACTATTGTGCAGATCGCGGCTGGCATTTTCAAATTTATACAGAACATGAGTTAGGAATTAAATAAATGGTAGCAAAAGTATTTGATGATTTGCTCTTAAAAGGTGTCCGTAGTGGTCAAATTCCTGCAAGAACTCAAGAAGCAAGAAATTGGTATAGAGAACAAGCAAAAGGTATTGCTAGGACAAGCATAGACGAAAGCCGTTTAGTTCGTCAAATGGGAAGCGATAGATACGAAAATAGATTTCGTTTAGGTAATATGTATATGTTTATATACGATCCTAAGCACAAAGAAACATTACCATATTATGATAGGTTTCCTCTTATATTTCCAATAAATATAGCAAAAGGTGGTATACTTGGAATTAACTTACATTATCTTCCACCTCAGTTAAGAGCAAAATTAATGGACGCAATATATGATGTTGCTAGTAATGAAAGATACGATGAAACTACAAAACTAAGATTGTCTTATAATATTTTAAATAGTGCGACTCGTTATAAAGAATTTAAACCAACCGTCAAACATTACCTTAGTAGTCAATTAAGAACTCGGCTTGTTTATGTTAATCCTTCGGAATGGGACATTGCATTGTTTTTACCAACAGAAAGATTTGAAAAGGCAACAAGATCTAAAGTATGGCAAGACTCACGAAAAATAATAAGAGGTAGCTAAATATGCCCTTTAATATAAACGAATTTAAAGGTACAATGAGTAAGTATGGCGGACCCGCTAAAAAGAATTTGTACATATTTGAACTTGCCGATGGCCCAGGTAGAAATAGTGGCATGGAAGTTTCAGATCTAAGATTTTTTGCGCAATCAGTTACAATCCCAGGTCTAAATTATCAAGTTGCGGATTATTTTCCAAATACATTTGGTGTAAGACAGACCATTCCT